ATCTTGAATCTTCTTTGTTTGTATAGGGTCGAATAGGAGGCGTGGTCGAACATAATCGTCGCTTAATACTGAAGAAGCTCCACTCAACATTTCAAGCCAAGTAGAAAACAGGTAAGCCTCCTCTCTGACAGACCCGATCCGAGACAACATTGCAGACCCATCCTTCATTAGCTTTGCTCCTTCTGCCCACGCCCAAGCTGCTGCTTGTGCTCCAAGAAGATCTAGTGTCGTTTGAGTTAGTTGACGCTCTCCGATTGGATATAACAAGTTGTAGACAGGTCTTAGCTTGTTAGTTGAAACCCTGAATCGAAGGATAGGGGTTGTCTTACCGTTAGCTCTTGGAGTTGTTCTATAGGGAACAATTTGAGCCTTTGTGCTGATAAATTGCCGAAATTCTTGGACTTTTTCTTCTAAGAATGCAGATTCAGATGCACCCGCCGTAAGAGTTAATTGTATGTAACCCCCGCCCGGAGTGCGATAAGGAACTAAACTGCCATCTGAAATTAAAAGTCCAAGCAATCCGCGAACGTCTGCCGCTTCCACAAGTTTCTCCCTATGAGTTACATCTATAGTAGTTAATAACACGTCATATGTCGTGTTTTTGTTCAATAAGTTTTAGGAGTTAGAGATCCCAGATGTGGATTGACAATGATTTCCCAAAACTGCTTGGCGCAGAGCTTTATAGGCCCCATCCCGGTTATATCATCGAGATGGCTGTAGAGCCTGTAGTCGTACATGACTTTGCTAAACAACCAGGTCAAACGGTCCAACTCGATCGTTATAGATTTTGGGGCAACCCTGGAAATAAAGATTCCAGAGAGCGTACAGCAGATCAGACACTCGGCACAGCGTCTAGCAGAAATATCGTTAAGGATAAAGTACTTGTTAACTTGAAAGAGTATACAGGTCCTGCAGATCCTACCGATGCAACTTCTCCTTCAACCTTCAAGGTTGCTCGTGAGACATTGCTAACAGCACAGAGATTGCTACTTGATACCGGCAACCTCAACGTTTTTCATCAGAGTATAGGTAGTTTAACTCTTTTAGACGACTACAGACGTTGGCGTGACAGGGTTTTCGCGGATGAGCTATTTAAAGCAGAAGCCAACGGAAACGCATCTGACAGCCAAGGTGGATACTTCTTCCCTGGTGGTTCAGCTAAAGCAGCAGCCGCTCCATTCTTTACATATGGTGCAGGCGTCTCAGCTAAGTTCGACGTAAAGACTGACTTACTGCAAGTTGTAAAAGACATGCGTAAGCGCAACGTACCAACTTTTAGCGACGGTTACTACAGATGTATCGCCGATCCTACGGCAATGATGCATTTGCGCCAGAACGACTCATTCCGTGAGATAGCTCGGTATGCAGGCAACGGCATGGTTAACCCCATGAATCCAGAGCAGGCTCCTAACGCTAACTTCTTCCAAGGTATGGGTCCAGCTTACGGACAAGCTGGTTTCGTAGCCGGTCAGCCGGTGATGCCTACCGGATTTTTGTTTGAGGGCGTAAGATGGTTCGAATCAACCAACTTACCTGAGAAAACCATTAACGCAACTGTTCCTGTAGCTGCCGCTGGTGCTGCAGATTACAACATTGCTCCAATGTTATTCTTCGGACCTCAAGCTGTAGGTGTTGGTATTGGTGGCAACAACGCTCAAATTTTACTTAATAATAACGACGATTTTTCGCGCTTTATTATTATGATTTGGTCCTTGTTTGCTGGTTTTGAAATCCTTAATAAGGACTTCATTACCGTTGCTTACTCATTCGTATATTGAGGAGGTAACTAACAATCATGGCTAAAAAGATTTTCCCTGGAAACTGGGTTACAACACTCAGTAGTTATCAAGGTCAGCCAGTTGTGGCTGTTCCTGGTAGACAGTACTACCAAAAGATTGGTTATGCTCTCGTTGACTCCACAGGTGGAACCGAGTTTGCTGTAACAATCCCAAGTCCTGATATGCGTGCTGACGACAAAGTTCGTGCGGATATTACTGGACTAACCATCCCTGCAGGTGCAAACGTCTACCACGTTGGTATTCGTGTGCCTGACACAAGAAAGAACAAGGATGCTGGAACCGCTACCTCTGGTCTAGTCGGTACTAACACAGACACTATTGCAGTCAAGGATGCAGCAGCTTCTGCCGCTAATACAATCAGCACTACAGTAGTTTCTACTCCAACAATCGCAGTTGCTCTTACAACTATTGCTCCTACTTCTGCAAAGAAAGGAGAAGTAGAAGCTAAGACATTAGCTGGTGCAGAGACTCTTAAGGTCTATGTACGTAACGCTGCTGGTAACGGTACAGGTAGCAATCTATCTTCTACTGCTGCTGGTGGTACACCAATCATCGTTGAAGTTGCTTACTTCGTCGAAGATGACGTGCCTGATGTTGATTCAACTTTCGTTCCTTATATCACTGAGACATAAATAGAAGCTAAAACTTCTGTTTGTCCCTATAGTGGAGGCATCTTGTATAAGGTGCCTCTTTTTTATTGTTATGGCGTTATATCAAAATCTAAAGAATGGTCAGATCGTGGACTTCATTGGACATCACGACAAAGATTGGGCCATGGTCAAAAATGCTGCAGGAGTAGTTCAGTATGTTGCTCTTGCTGATTTAGAAGCTTACGAGCCAGGAAAAGGTAAGACAGGTCAGAAGATAGAAACACCAGAAATATTGAAGGATGAAGAAGACGTCATGCCTGAGGCGGTCATCCCTGTCGACAACAGATTAAACTTAAATTTGGCTACTGCTGAAGGTATTGCCAAGACTGTTAAAGGAGTTGGTTATGCCACTGCTAAAAAAATAGTAGAGCTACGTTTGTCTTTACCTGGCGAAAAATTTAAAAATTTAGAGCAATTACGTAAGATCACTCGTGTTGATTGGGATGAAGTTTTTAAGAACGATTTGATTTACCTACAATAAGAAATAGGTGAGCTACATAGCTATTGGAATTAAACGATTACGACAAAAGCCGATGTCGATTTCACCTCGGCTACAACACAGGGGCTAACCTCCCTGCAGGTGACATTGCTCGACTAGAAGAAGCAATGGCTCGAATTCCTGATAGCTATTTTTATACACGAGTGATAGAACATATCAATCGATGTGATAAAGCTTACAAGCTGTCTCAAGTTTTCAGAGTTGAAACTCAGCCACAACCAAGTCGTATTGAAAGGATTACTGGAGATACTGATAGGGCAATATTCCAGTCAGACCCTATAAAGGCAGACAAAGATTACAGGGAAATATACTTAAGAGAAGTAGACCGTCTAGCTGAAACTCTATACGTTGCAAACTATCGTAGAGACGAAGTTCGCAGATATGCCTTCGCTCGTTCTGGCGGAGAGTTTATTATGTCTATTAAGGGACCAGCAGATACTGCTGTTGGTACGAGAGTATCTCAAGCTGTTGGCTCAATGAATTGGAGGTAATGATGTATCCAGCACCAGGTTTCGGACAAGTAACACAAGCATCTAATCAAGAGAGAGCCGAAAAAGAACGGCTTAATCAGATGTTGCAAAATGCAGGTATTTCTGTGGGAGATTCTCCTTACACAGAGAATTTAGCTACAGAAACACAAGAAGAGAGAGGGGATATCTCAGGAGCTGGCATTGCTCCTCCACCTACTCCTGTAGCTGGAAATGATTTGGAATTTGCAGGAGGCAATTTACCTGCAGAACACAACAGACAAGAATTAGCTAAGCAAGGTGCTCAACCTAATTTTGCTCAAGCTTTTAATACAGGCGGAAGTAACACAACAGAATTAAACACAGGGATTAGTCCTGGCTCTACTGGTGTAGAAGCAGCTTTAAACGTGCAACCATCTAACTTAGTAACTGACCAAGATGTGCAAGCACAGCAGGATAGGACTCAGATTAAAGATAAGTTCATGGGTCTTTCCAAAAGATATAACATGGATATGGCAATGAGGAATGCGTAATGAATAATTCTAAAAAAGATTCATCAAAATCCATGCGTTATAAGGAAGGTCCTAAAAGATCTTTCAGACCTAACGAATGGTATTTAAATCAAAAGGTGCATTCAGAGACAGATAAATTTTTCTCTGGCAGCAAAGGAGGAGTGCCTAATAATCCTGAAAATGCTAATTCTTTCAGACCAATTAGTGCTCCTATTAACCCGCAGGAGTCAATGTCAGGTGACTTTGTAAAAAGAAAAAATCCTTATGGAGACGCCGAGCAGATTACAGAAGGTGAAGGACCAATATTAGTACGTCCAAACCAAAGAGGTTCTAGCTTTGATCCTCCTCCTGTCCCTGTAGATAAACCCGGTAAGGTTGTACCACCAAAAGCCTCTAAAAGAAAAGGCATGAATACAGGTGTAAGTCTTATTGATCAAGGACCGCAACGTGACGTTCCTGAACCTTTTTTCACAGGAATTAAATCATGAGTTTAATTCGTATAAAATCCATATAGAAGAGGTAACTAATGGCTACTACAAGTTCAAATAAAATGCCGTTATTGGTCGACAGACCATTACATGCATTCGCTACTATCGGCGGCACTGCTGCTTTAACGACAGCAACTAATTTAAATACTCCTAGTTCGGCTGGCTGTACATTACTTGTTGATTGTTCTTCAAACGACGGAGCAATAATTGATAGCTTATCAATCATTGCTAATGAAGCGGTGACAACAGCATCTAACGTTATTGTTTTCATTAGTACAGCAACAACGTCTGCAAATATCACAACTGCTAATACAGTCGCAGTCGCTATGGGCGGTATTACTTCTGTAGCAAAAGGTGATAGAACTAACATTTCCTTGCCCCCTTTAACAGTTCCTGTCCCAAACTTGGCAAGTCCTGCAGCGACGATGGCAGCATATCCAACAGAAACTGATAAAAAGAATACTGGTTTATACGTTCCTTCTAGTGCGTTGGTTTATGTAGGGGTAGATGCTGCCTTAACTGCTCCTTCTGCTAATACTCGTGTGCATGTTTTCGCTCAAGGCGGATTCTTTTAAATTATGCCTTCTGCTACTGACACCTCTAGTTTTCTCGATAATCTTTATCGAACAAAATTTAATCGTGAACCAGACGCTGCAGGAAAAGCGTACTGGGCAAAGGAGTTAGCGGCTGGAAACATAAGTCGAAACAACGTATCAAAAAGTTTTGATCAATCTCCAGAAATGGAGAAGATTAAAAATGAAACAGTTACCACGACTAGCAATATAGCGGCAGCCAATACAGCCAACGATCTTGCAACTGATAATGTAGCTACTACGTCTACAGCAGCAATTAATAATTATGTTGCATCTAACAATAACTCTAATAACAACACATCAAATAATAATGTAACTATTACAGCCTCCACAGGAGGAGGTGGTTCTGGCCCTCAACAAACTACCAGTTCCAGTAATAACAGCTCTTCAGGAGGAGGAAGCTCTTCAGGAGGAGGAAGTTCTTCTAATTCGAATTGGCTTCAAGAATTCTATACAGCCAATAACATTAACGCTGGATTACTTGATAATGATGCTAAAGCCTACTGGGAAAACGAAGCGGCGACAAAAGGTATAGAAGCAACTAAAAACGTTATAGAAAATACAGCAAAAGCTCAGGGAAATTTTGGTGTTGATACTGATTTAGATACTTTTTTAACAGATTCTTACAACGAGGTTTTTTCTCGACAAGCTGCTGACAGTGGCAATGAAGTGTACGATCAAGCAGGATTTGATTATTGGAAACAAGAAATTTTAGACGGTAAAACGTCTAGAGATGATATCGTCGATCATTTCAATCGTTCAGATGAAAAAACTGGTGATAAAACAATTACGTTAGCTGATGGAACAACGGGCACGGTTTCCGCAGATGAAGCTTGGCTAAGAAGTCTTTACAGTAACCCAGATATTTTAAATAGAGAGATTGGTCAAGAGGGCTTGGATTATTGGTTAGGAGACTTAGCTGGTACTACAGAGGGGCGAGGAGGCATCAAAGCTACTCGTGGAGAAGTCCTAGCAAATATCAAACTCTCTAAAGAGTATGCATGTAATCAGGATTCTTCCAAAGTTTGGACTGGTTCAAGTTGTGAGGAACCTACGACTGCTACTTGCCCTGATGGAGAAGTTGGTACACCACCTAATTGCCAACCTATAGCTGCTACTTGTCCTGCTGGAACGACGGGAACTCCTCCTGATTGTGATCCGATTATTGATGTAGACGATACCT